TAGCGCTTCACCCAATTACCCGCGTTCTGCCGCGCAAGGCGGCGGTAGTATTCCCGCCCTTGATCGAGGCGCTTTGGGTGATCCAGGGGGAGCTTCAGGGTCTCGTTCGTCTGCGTGAGGTAATTGAGGTTCTCAGCGCCCTCCTCCAAGCCGCCCGGCTGGATACTCACATGCCAGTCTTCGGGGACTGAGACATCGAGGTATTCATGCCAGCGTGAGCCGGCGTTGGGCATATTGCTGTCGCCAATGATGCCGAACCATGTGGGGCCGCCCTGCGCCGCTGAAGGGTATCGCCCGAGACGACCGGCGATAGCGGGGATGAGGTCGGGGTCAATTTCGATGAACTCGTTGATCCACGCCCACGTAAGCTGAAGCGAGAGAAGGCGCTGCTGGTTCTGCGGGTCGTCGAGGGGGATCAGGTACCAGTCGCTATGCACGTCACCGGCGCGGATTTGGATGAGGTTCTCGGAGGACTTGAAGTAGGCAATCGAGCCAAGCCACGTCTCCACGTCCTTGAGGATGGTCTGCTTCATCTGCGCGAGGGTGTTACGCACGATGACCGCGCGTGTGCGCCTGATGCCGTCCGGTCCCGGTTGCTGCTCGCATGCGCGGCGCAGGCTCTCGAACAGAACACCCGTCGTCTTACCAGAGCCCACCGGCCCTAGGATGAAGCGCACGAAAGCCTCAGACGACATGAACTCAGAGATGGTGGGCGGGGCGTTGTAGGTTATGGCGTTACCGACGATGCTCTCTTTTTGCTTATTCATCGCCGGACCTCATTAAGCGCTTGCGCACAGTTTCGTTGAATACCATAGAACCCATACAAAGATCGCTTAGTTTATGGGTTGACCAGTCACACTCAAACGAATCATCGTTCCACTGAATGACGACGGCTACCGCTTTGATGTGCGCGGTTTTGGTGAGGGTTCTGTGAAGTACCACTTCCGGCGTAAGCCTCGTGCCGGGCATGTGGATGATTTTCCGCTCAAACGGCGCGTCTGGATCATCACTCATCGCCGTCCTCCAACACATCACCCTCGATGATCTGCTTGGGCTGAAGGGTAGCCTTTAGGCTGTTCCCGCCGAAGTTGATGTTGATGGACACCCCACCCCCGCCGTCGCCTATGTTGGCGTTGACCGGCCCGGCCATGCCCGCAAGGTTCTGAAGGAGGCGGGCGCCGTCAATCCGTGCCGTCGCTGCCGTCCTCGGGTCGTTGATAAGGCGGTGGATATTCGGGAGAGACACTTCCAGGCTTGTCAGGGCCTTTTGCTGGACTCTGCGCTTGGAGGAGTCCGCGGCGTTCCACTCCTTCGTGGCTTCAGCCATCATGCGCTTGAAGTCGTTGCTCCGCTGAAGGAACGCCCATCGTGGGTCATCGGTATCCGTGAAGCCGTAATCCTTGAGAACGTCGAGGATCGGGCGGATGTCTTGGGCCAGTTCCCGCGCCAAGGCGGCATAACTAGCGTCCAGAAATCCAACTTGCTGTTCAGAGAGGTTGTGTGCCATTATGTTCCTCATATGGGGGCGCTACCGCAGATTTAGCGCCATCCTTGCGCAATTTGACGGCTTTCCTGTAAGAAGGCAACAATCATGAGGGTGACGGTTCTATGAGCGGTATGATGCCCCCTGCGCCCCCGGCGCCGACACAACCATTCGTGCCGCAGCAGACCGGGCTCGTAAGGGTCGTTTCCCCTGGACAGCTTGCCGCCATAGACCAAGATAAAGAGGCCAAGGCACGGGCAGCACGAGAGGCCCGCCTTCAGCCGGCATACGAGGAGCTATCCTCCCATGTGCGGCGGCAGTTCGATATTATGCGCCGGCACAGGGACGGCGGCCAGGGGTGGACGACGCGCATGCTCGAAGCGCTGCGCATGTTCAACGGAGAGTATGAGCCTGACAAGCTGGCGAAGATCAAGGCATTTGGTGGGTCTGAGGTTTATGCCCGTATTGTCGCCGCCAAGTGCCGCGGTGCCACCGCCCTACTGAGGGACATCTATCTTGGGTCGGGCGAGCGCCCATGGGCGGTTGAACCTACACCAGAACCCACAACGCCAGATGACGCGCGGGCGAAAATTGACGAGCTTGTGGCGGCCGAACTTGGAGCGGCGTCTATGGCGGCGCAATCTGGCCTTCCAGATATGGAAACAGGGGCGCCACTTACTCCGCCGTCTGAGGAAGAAACGACTGCGCGCCGGGCGTCACTTGAGCAGGCGCTTGAACAAACTATGCGCAAGAAAGTGCGTGAGGAAGCCAAGCAGGCGCAGTCGCATCTCGATGACTTGCTGGTGGAAGGCGGCTTCTACAAGGCGCTCTCCGAGTTCCTCATGGACCTCTCGATGTTCCCCTTCGCGTGCATCATTGGTCCAGTCGTCCACATGACGCCTTCGATCAAATGGGAGCGCGGCCCTGACGGCAAGGCGAAACTCGTCAAGACGAACACTGCGCGCATGTTCTGGAAGCGCGGTTCGCCGTTTGATCTATGGTGGACGCCCGGTGCTTCGACGGTCGAGAGCGCTGAGTTTATCCACCGCGAGCGCAAAGCACGCATGGAGTTGAACAGCCTCCTCGGGGTGCCGGGCTTCAACGACGACAACCTCAGAGCCATCCTGAATGAGTACCCCAATGGGTACACGGAATCACCCGATTCCGCTGATTCGACTCGGGCAGAGCAGGAGAGTCGGGAAGACCCGAACATGAATGAAAGCGGCATGTATGACTGCCTGACCTATTATGGGTCTGTGCAAGGGCGTTTGCTGCGGCAGTTTGGTATGTCGGCAAAAGACGTACCTGACGAAACCTTGGATTATTCCGTTCAGCTTTATATGATCGGCCGTTACGTTATCAAAGTTGTGATGTCACCATCCCCGCGCGAGCGCCCGCCCATCTACATTACGAGCTATAACAAAGTCCCTGGGACGATGGTGGGTAATTCACTTCCTGACGTGCTTGGGGACATTCAGGACGTGTGCAACGCCGCCCTTCGCGCGCTTGTGAACAATATGAGCATGGCTTCAGGGCCACAGGTAGCCATCAACGAGGATATGATTTCAGCCGGGGAAGACACATCGCAGCTATGGCCGTGGCGCGTGTGGCGCTTTGCGAACCGCCCTGGGTCGCCTGCGAACACTGTCCCGGTGACGTTCTTTCAGCCGCAGTCGAATGCTCAGAACTTGCTTGGGGTATACGAGAAGTTCACGCAGATCGCTGACGAGACGAGCGCCATTCCGCGCTACGTCACTGGCTCTGAGCGCATGGGCGGCGCCGGCCGAACTGCGTCGGGACTTGCGATGCTCATGGGTAACGCGAGTAAGATGCTGCAAACGGTGGCGAGCAACATTGACACCGACATCTTTGAGCCGCTGCTTCAATACCTCTACGACATCATCATGCTCACTGACCAAACCGGGCGACTCCGTGGGGATGAGAGAATCTTGGTTAAGGGCGTCACGGTCGCCATCCAGCGTGAGACAGAGCGCCAGCGCCAGCTTGAACTTCTCCAAGCCACGGCCAACCCGCTCGACTCGCAGATTGTTGGCATGCGTGGGCGCGGCGCGCTGCTGCGCGCAGTTGCCGATGGTCTCGGGCTTGATGGTCAGATGATCGTCCCGAGCGACGAAGACTTGCTTGCGCGCGAGAAACAGGCTCAGATGGCCGCCATGGTCCAGGCACAGGGCACGCAAGGTCAACCCGGTTCGCCCCTCCAAGACGCGGCTGCGCAAGCGCAGGGCGGTCAGACAGGGGGCGAAGAAACAGGCGCACGCGAGATTCAGGGGCCTCGCGTAAACCTGCAATCCCAAGCCCCGCAGTGAGGTTCCTATGAAGGGTATGTCTGGTAAGGGCGCCATGGGCGGCTCCTACAAGAAGTCCAAAGTTGTCTCCAAGGGCAAGCTGCCCGGTATCGCCAAGGGCGGCGGTTCTGGCATGTCAACGCCCATGGGCGGCGTTATGACGACCGGCTCCGCGGTGCCGAAGGTGCGCAACCGGACTCCGAAGACTATGTGAGTCCAGAATGACCCCCGCACAACTGGTAAACCCGGTGCTGCTTGAGACTGCGATTCTCTCGCTTCGCCGGGGAAACCCATCAGCCGTTGGGGCGCTGATTGAAGCCCTCAAAGCTGAAGAAGAATATGTACTTGGGCTGCTTCTCTCTGAGACATCAGATCAAGTGAGAAACCGACAGGGCATGCTTTGCGCGCTCCGAGGACTGCGAACCCGTGTTGAAGGCGCAGAAGAACGTGTTGACGAGTTCAGGCGCCGCGAAACCCAAACAGCACAACACAGAGCCCAAGGCGGAAGGATTAACCCATGAGTGAAGCTCTCACTACCAATGTTCCAGAGGCTATTCGAGCGCGTGCGGCGCAAGCCGACGATATGATCCGCGCTCTTACAAACCCGCAGGCTCCCGCCCCCGCGCAAGGGGGTAGCGAAGGGGCGGGTTCGGAGGCGCCGGTACCAGAGGCGCCTCCGACAGACGCGGGGGGTGCAGGGACGCAGCCCGCGCCTTCACAGGCAACACCCCCCGCTGATGCTGCGCCGCAGGGCGACGAGTTGCAGGCGCTCAAAGCCCGACTTGCTGCGATGGAGCAGGACGCCCGCACTTGGAAGGGGCGCTACGATGCGGAGCTTCCCCGCGAACGTGAAGCACGCCGGCAGCTTGAAGACCAGATTAGGGAACTGACTGCCCAACTTGCCACCGAGGCGCCGAAAGACGAGCGAGGGGATTATACAGCGCCGTCCCAAGAAGAACTGGATACCTACGGTAAAGACCTCTTTGATGTCGCACGCCGGTTCATCATGCCCGATGTTGAGCGGATGCTGAAAGACATCGAGAAGCGCCTGTCAGCAAAGATCGAGTCGGTGACGCATGATGTCGGCACGACCAAGCAGGAGGTCGCCAAGACCGCGTTCGACCGGTTTAAGGACCGCCTCACGGAGCGCGTCCCAAACTGGCAAGAAATCGATTCCAGCGCCGGCTTCACGGAATGGCTGGACGAGGTTGACCCCCTCTACGCGGTGCCGCGTCGAAATGGCTTGACAGCCGCGGTGCAGGGACATAATGATGAGGTCACAGCGCGCATCTTTACTGCGTACTTGAACCAGCAAGGCGCAGGGGGGTCGCGGGGTACGACGGCGGCGGAACCAGCGCCGGTTGTTGGCACGGAGCCCACGGCTACCGCCCCACAGCCAGCACCAGGGCCGAAGCTCGAAGACTTCGCTGCTCCTGGGAAGCCGTCGTCCTCGCAAACGCCTGATCCGGCGCAGCCTGGGCCGAAAATCTGGAAAGTGTCCGAAATCCAATCCTTCTATCGTGATGTAGCCCGAGGTGTGTATCGAGGGCGAGATGACGAGAAAGCCCGTATTGAGCGCGAAATCGCTACGGCGCAGAGGGAAAGACGGACGACAGATTCCCCATAACCCATGAGCCCACGCCGCTGAACGGCTTGTGGCTCGATTGAGAGGCAGTAATGTCTTACCCTATCGCAGCATCGCCGTTTAGCGGCTCCAACCCGAACCCCGCCTATACGACCAGTTTCATTCCTGAAATCTGGTCCACCAAGATGATCGAGAAGTTCTATGAGGCGACGGTTCTCGCCGCCATCTCGAACACCGATTATGAAGGCGAAATCAAGACCCATGGTGACAAGATCATCATGCGCCAGCGCCCGACCATCACGATTCGCAATTACGAGTCGAATCAGGAATTGGTGGTTGACCGCCCCTCTGCGGCGTCCCTTGAAATGCTCATTGACCAGGGCAAATACTTCAATCTGCATCTTGACGACGTGATGAAGATTCAGACCGACATTGACCTTATGAACCAGTGGTCGGCTGACGCTTCTGAG